GGTGCCAGATGCAAAAAAGGCTAAGCTGCCGCCATTCAATGTGACGTTAGTTGCAGTAGCAGAGCCATTCTGAAATGTTGCGGTGCCTGTTGTGAATGCCATCTGATTTGCTCCTTAAAAATTCGTCACGTCGATAACCAAATAAGCGGTCGAAGCGCCATTATCTCGCTCTGAGTAATAGCTATTCGGTAGCGGCTGAAATGGTGGGTATTGGTATGTCCGGGAATACGCAAAGGTTTTAGCGTTAGCTACGGTGACCGTGTGGTTAATAACCCGACACGCATCATCATATCGGTCGTGAATGAGTTCAAACGCATCTGCTGGTGATGGAAACCTTACGCCACTGAAAACAACTTTGGTGTAATAATTGACAGGTAACACGGCGTATTTGTGCCCTGAACGAAATGAATGGCTACCAACGCCAACCGATGAAACCGGGCTAAATAATTGCCACGACGAGTCATAGGTTAGCTGACCATAACTATCAAAAAGTTGAAGCCCGGCATTCGACGTTTTGGTTTGCAAACCGAAGACGTAATAATCGACTTGAACGGAATTGGCTGCGGCTGTATCAACTCCTAAAACCATTTCGCTAGTCGCTGCGTCGTAGTAAAGCAGTGATACCGGTGCTGCACACGAAAACGCGCAAATCTCAGATATGTCATTGAGGGGTATGCGAGCTTCCGCAGAAACTTGGAACGCTCCTGGTACCGACGAAATGACCGAGCCCTTCCGAATAAATCCAATAGCGGGTATCTGGTCTGTGATTTGTAAATGACCGTTATCAGTAAAAACTTCAAATCCAGCACGCATCAGTATATCCCGTAGTAAATTCGATAGCCTGGTATGTCATCGTAATATTGCTCGTTTTCAGTCAGTGACCAGCGCATCCGATTGCCAATAAAATCAAGCTTCACAGAGTTAGAAACCGTGGCGTTATAAGCGTTTCCATTACCAAGGTTGTAGGATGTCGGTTGAGGCAAGACAAATCCAAATGGCGTCCCGCGCAGAAAGCGCTCATCGTCTAAATAGCCCGATAATTGCTCTGAAAAGGTGGTTCCTAGTAATTTGCCCACTAGCGTTGTTGTATCAACGATGAGTCGACCCGACTCATCCCAAACTTGTAATCCTTCAGGCATCGTCCCACACCCCCAAACGTAGCCGCATCACCCCATTGCTACCATATACACGATATAGTTCGTTGGTGATTTCTGTTCTTACGCCACTTTCCGCGCTTTTAACGTTCAACTCGCCATTGAACGTGCCTCCCGCCGCCTCTAAATCACCGGCGAACGTTCCCTTGGCTGCCTGTAAAGTGCCTTTGAACGTGCCATCTACAGCGTTTAGTGTTCCCGAAAATGTGCCGGTTGCAGCCTGTAGTTCCCCGGCAAATAAACCAGATCGCGCAACCATGTGACCATCGAATACATAGCGACCACGCTCAAGGTCGTAAAAAATCATTAATTGACCGTCACCATCGGTGTAACCGACGCTGCCAGCAGTGAACTGAATTTGGCGGGTAACTCCATCATCGCCGATGATCACACCCGTAGTACGCCCGTAAGCGTCGGTACCAAGAAATGCCCGAGCAGCTAAACCGCCCTCGTTTAGATAAGCCTTCATCTGCAAAATAGCTTTTGCTTCGTCTTCTTCACCGGTAATGCCAGACGCGATGGATGTCATTGATTCTGCGGTACCATCCGCGGTCGTTTTGGCACTTTGTGCCATCGAGAACGTCGCGCCCAAACCGGTTTCAGGATCGTCGATGGCTCCTTTAACACCATTGACGACTTCTAACGCACCATCAGCAGTACGCCCAGCATCTTGCGCTACTTCCAGCGTCGCACGGTTATCAGATTCGCGCTGATAGTCATCGAATACTGCGGTGAATTGCTCTGAGATATCGCGTGCTGGACTCCATTCGCTAATGTTGTCGATGACGAGGTCAACAGCGTCCAATTCCTCACGAATGCCTTGTAGCCACGGCGAAATTTGCTCGTCGTTTTTCGTGGTTCTGAATGTTTCCTGAATCCAGCCAGACTTACCAAGAGGATTAACTGTACGCGCTAAAAACGTATATTCGGTGTCAGGCTTTAATCCGGGCTGAACGATTGAGATACCACGGCCGATGACATTCTCAACGTCACCAAACGCGAACTCGAAAACCGTACCTAAACCGATACCCTCAAGTACCGGTGCTGAAGTTGCTTCCCAGTTACCCGGCGTAATACCTAACGATATTGGTGCGCTTGGCGTCTGCAATTGCATTGCCAGTGCCGCTGGCGCACTCATGCGTTCAAAACGATTCTTAGCGACTATCTCAACTGAGTAGTCACCAGCATCGAGACCGTTGATATCCTGCCGTAGTTCAACGCTTGAGCTGGCTACAACCGAATACACCACGACGACCGTGTTCGCTTTTTTAATCGAAACAATGTACTCGCTGACAGCTCTAGGCACTGGATGCGTCCACGTCACATAGCCTTGTCGATGCGTACTGACAGCATCTAGTTCAAACGCTAACGATTCAGGCGGCAGCGGAATATTGAAGTCCGGCAGATTAGTGTTTGGCGTCAAGTCACCTTCTGTCGGCGTTAAATCATCCGAGTAAAGAGCTGGCGATTCTTCCTCAAGCACCAAGTTGGTGACTTTCTTTTTACGGTCAAAACTCCAATCAGCGACGATAAACTCTTTTTCGATGCCTTCATTGGGTAACTCGACTCGTACATTCTGACCAGCCATTGCAAGCAAGCCCTTTGCCTTGCACGGGAACTCAATGCGCATGCCTGCGCGGTTCCGCTCCATGTGATACTTCATCAAGCGTTGAGCCATGGTGCTTGATTTGGTAAAACTGAGTTGTAGATCCTCTTCTAGCTCCATGCCATCAGAATTGATGTAGCCGCTATTTTTAACCACCGGTGCATCGGTTGGCTCGTAACGCTTACGCGGGTCCATAAAGCTGGCGCGCACGAGATTTATGCGATCACGCAACTCTCGGTGAGGTGATATTTTGATGATTTCGGCGGCGTCGCTTTCCGTTAGTGTGACTGTCGGTAAGCCATGATACGAGGCGGTTTGCAAATAGATCTTGCCACCACGGCGATACGGTTTACCGCCGCATGATGTGAGAATACGCTGCAATACACTAGGCGGGCTTTCATCGAATGACCAGTTACCGTTAGCAGTAAAGCGCTTCTCAAACTGAGTAGCTCCGTTGTTATCCAAGTACGCGACCTGTTCATCACAAATATTGGCCTGTTCAGCAATATGCGCGATATCGAATTTGGACAGCGACAGCTTCTGGAAACCTTTGAATCGCACGTAATCAAGCGCGCACAAAATTGAATTATCCGACCATTCCCATGTGTTCGGTGAATCAGCACGATGTGATCCAGAACCGCCAACAGACGAATCTTTACGAGGGTCGTAAACCTTTGAGCCGCGAACTTTGAACGTGACGTTTTGTAGGCCGTTCGCCATTTTATCCGGGTCAATTGGAATGAAAACGACCGCGTAAGCTACGCCATAACCGACGTGTTCTTCTGTCCAGTTCTCGGCATGCTCTAATAGATGCTCGGATACCTCAGTTTGAGTGCCGTCATAAAAGTGTGCTTCGCAACCGGCATGAGGCGGATTACCATTAATTTCGTAAAGCTCGGCTGAATCGATAGCATGCCCGGCTAAAGTGATACAAACGACGTGAACATCTTTTTTACCGCGCTTAGTACGTCCATAGCCAACCATTGAACCGGAAACTACCGACTCACCGTATATGCCGCGTCGAGCTTGTAATGTTTGAGTTGTCAGCGTTTGAGACTGGCCGAAGTTTTCTTCGACCGAGGGCATTTCAGGTTTAATCGAATTCTGTAGGGCTACCATGCCAATGCCGACAAGGACGCCTATAGCAGCGCCGTACGCGACCCCCGCAGCCACACCAACCGCTACAGCAGCAACTACCGGTGGCATTATTTAGTACTCCATGCAGTTTGCACCCATGAAAACGGCACTTGTAGTAATCGAAATTCACCAACAACCCATGCTCCGTTACAATAAACACCGGCAGTTTGATGACCGTGGTTGTCAACTAGCAACAGATCCCCCCGTTCTGGCATTACCGCCGCTTTTGGTTGACCTAGTTTAGTGCCAAGCACATCAGCCACGTCGTTATAGCCGTGACGCTTTAGCGCGCGATAGGCCCCTATTTTTGTTGAGTAGTGCCCGCGAAACTCGTCAGCTAAATCGATACCATGAATCGCCTGATAAGCGTCTGCGGCAAACAAGCAGCAATCATTGACACCCCACTCAAAGGGCTGGTCGCGACGCTGCTGTAGTAATTTGATTAAGTTCGTTGGCCAGTTTTTAAGTCGCATATCGTTATCTCCGGTACATATCTCTGCTACCACTCGACTTGCCGCCGGGCGATCCACCACCACCAACCGACTGACCAGGTACTTCGCTATCAATGCCCTTCGCAATCACTTCGACTTGGTCAAAGAATCGGTCCCCGGGATAGAGAGATTGTTGCGCTTCATCCGTCATGCGTGCGTTTTTAACGGGTTGACTCCAACGTTCCCACCAGTCAGACAGGCGCAAATTGATAGTGAACGGACGGCCTTTGAGCACGTTGACGCTGGCAATAAAGCCATCAAAGAGCGTGGCTCCGCCTTTAATCTTTCGTTGCTCATCAAGCGCGACAAGATGAATCGATGCATCACCGCCAATGGGGTCTTGATTGACCACATCGGCAAACAGGGTGACGTCATCAATACGCATCGATACATCAATAGTGTTGGCACCACTAGATGCGTTCTCTTTGAACTTGCCAATGCTGGCCAGCTCACCCAGTCCCTTATAAACTTGACCGTTGTAAGTGCGGTCACCGACACCGGTATGAGCACGAACCCATCCGCTTGGAAAGCGAAGTTCGCCAAATAGCAGCAAGCGCTTTTCGGATGTACTTTCAATCAGCTCAATGACGGTCGGATCGTCAAACCTAAACATTCAGCGCCTCGATGAAGTCGATTTGAACGCCACGCACATAGCTCTTATTGCCAGACCATGTAGGTAAACTTGACGGATTTTCAATGCGGAATGCACCCCGCGGTTGTTGAGTGATCACAGGCGTGCCGACAGTCAATGGTTTGCGGATCTCGGGTTGTACGTGAAGAACCGCACGGCCAGTGCCGTCAGAAGTTGAATCTTGAGTTATTTTGAATAGTTGGTTACCGACCTGACAACGGTCTCCAGCGGCTGCGACAGGTTGGCTGCTGCCGGCACCAAAAACGCTAATCGATGTACCATGCTCACCGTCGACATCACAGATCAACGTCGACGAATTCAACACCGCATTTTCATGCGCATAGTCGCGGATTGTGGTTACACCGACGTGCCCGCGCAATGAAGCAAGGTGCGCATCCAATAGACGAAATTCAGCACGGGTTAGAAAGTTAAATGCTAAGGTGCAGCGCCACTTGTCGCCCGGCTCTTCCCACACTTCTTCAACCTTGTTGTAAGGCGAAAAAAGCAGCTCGGTCGCTGTGACGATTTGAAAACCAGACTTAGAAACCGGTAAGTCAGGAAACTGGACAATCATTACTACCCCTTAGCATTGCACTATGGGGATTTTGGATACTACGAGCGTTAGGAGCTACCCGCGTTTTTTCCGGTTAGGCTGCCTGTTCGAGCTTAGCGCAAAGAGCCGCAACTCTATCAAATGAGCTTAAGGCTTGTTCTGCAGCAACACAATCAATTGTCTCACCATTTAGTTCATAATCGGCATCACATCGATTATCTTTTTGTTGCTTTAAAATGTATCCAATCTGATTCAGTTTTCTACTATCATATGGTTCATATTCATGCTTAAGTTCTAACAAATAAGTAATTAAACATGAATGAACACCCTTCCCGCTGTAACTTGGAATTTTTGCTGTAAGAATAGATAAGGTCTGATGATAACTAGCGTAATAAGCCCTGCTAACGCAGTTGCGAAAGCCCATCTCATCCTTCTGTTGATAATTAAGCCTAGCAGAGTTATAAAAATCCTCAGCGTTAACCGACATTAGAGACCTCCGAAGACTCTAACTTTTTATTAAGTAGTCGCCGCTTAAATTGAGCAACGACTGGAATGGTGTGCAAATTTCGCTCAATTAATCTATCCGCAAATTCAAAATTCAAATCGAATAGTTTATCAGCAGACAACTTTTCTGAATCGATAATATAAGATACTGATAAGTTAGGGCGTTGCTTCTTATGCTTAATTTCATTAGCTACAAACTCAACCTCATTCTCTGCCAACAGATCGTAGGCTATCTGGCCTACTTGATTTAATTCCTCTTCAGTTAAATCTGTATGCTCGATAAACTTTTCCATACATTCAACCTCTAGAAGCATATTCTCAATATCTGCATCCTTGCTAAGTTTATTAGCCTTTTTCAATATATCAAAAATCCTTTTCTGATTTTCGATATCTAAAATCATCATAGAATGATTTAACAATTCATTTTGCATCTCATAACCATGACATAGCTTAGCAAGCTCATAACCTTTTTTTATCGATTCAGACGTTAAACCAAAAGTTTTTAGTGCTTTCCAGTAGTTACTGCAAACATTGTAATCATTAGAATATTTAAGAGCTTCTTCGAAAAAACTCACGGAAGACTGTTTATTCTTACAAACAGCTTCTAGAACTCCTTTCAAGTGAAGTTGAACCTCTATCTCAGGCAATTTTTCTATATCACGGATGAATCGTCGCTTTGCAAGATCATCAGGAACTTCACCATTATGATAGTTTTGGAGTAATTTGATTATTCTATTGGCATCGGTCTGAACTTGAGGCAAGGCAATGCTCCAACTAGCGTTCTGATGGTCAAAAATTTGCACATATGCATTTAGTGTATCAGGTATAACAGACAAAACACGACTTTTCATGCTTTTTTGAGAAAAGTAATGAAAAGATTTAGAAACGATAGCCGTTCACAAAGTGTAATCTAAGAGCGATAAGACATAGTCTTGCTTCATTTAGAACACGCAGGAACTCTCTCACCCCCGCGCCTTCAGCGTCTGATAGATCCGCCCGCCAGACGAAAAGTCGTCGATAAGCTCGGCTTTGAAGCGTTCATTGGCGGCATCTACCGCTTGCTCAACTTCTTCTCGGTTACCACCGGCACCGCCCTCAAAAGTGTAGCTGTTTGTTATTTCGACGGTTACGCCGCCGCTAGCAACTGATGCATTTGCAGCACCTTGACCATTCTGCTGTTTGATATGGTCGACTAACAACTCAAAGTTTTCGCGTTGGGTAGGGTTAAGTACCATTTCATCCTTACGCAGCATCCACGTGCCTTCGTGCGACTCGGGAACGCGGCCGATACCGTTATGCGCTATGCCTAGAAATGCTTCTGGCCTCGTTGAGTTCATGATTCGCTCAAGGCTTTTGACGCCAATTGCGGCGGTTGATTTGGCATCAAAAACAAACTCCTTACCGTGGACCACGCCAGCAACCTCGTTTTCACCATAGTTACCCGTATAACCACCACTTCTGAAGCCACCAAGAGCTTTTACGGCAAGGATCGCGCCGCCCGCAATTACGGCCGCTTGACCAAATGAGCCTATTGACGCCCATATCGCCGCTGGCGCCCAAGCCGCCGCCACGGTTCCTGCAGCGGCTGTTTGTGTTGCTGTGGTTACCCCTGTTGCAGCCGTTGATGCAGCAGTAGTGGCCGATATGGCAGCGATGTTAGTGCTTGACGTTACCGCTGCAGCTTTTTGTTCAGTCGCGGCTAAAAGCATTCGTTTTACACCTATTTCTATTAGGCTAGAGATGATGGTTTTGGCTACGTTTTTGTACAGACTCTGCATTGTTTCAGCAAAGTTATTACCTTCCAGCATTGACGTGGCCACAGCATCACCGATGCCAGCGGCAAAGCGATCAAAGGTTTCGCTCCATAACGCATCAATCTGCACCGTCATGTCGCCATTGATACGCGACATTTCCTCTGCGTGGCGTTGCATTTCCATTTCTTTCATCTGGTTAATGCGGGCTAATTTTTCGACCTCGGTTTCTTGTCGAAAACCGCCCTGCCCGTCGTTCACGTACATATTACCCAATAATGAGGGATCTTGTGCCGCCTTATCTAGCATTCCCATATTCATGGCATGCTGATTTATCTCGCTGTTTTGAGGTGCCAGGCTGCCGGATAGTGATGCTAAATTATTGATAGTTTGCTGGCGCTGCTTTTCCGCTGCCTCTTCAGCTTCTTTTTCCTGACGTAGCTCTCGAATGCGGCCTATCAGCCGGTCGATGCTCTCGATTTGTTTTTCGTTTAGGTCGGCCCCGGCCTCTTGCAGTATGGCGTATCGTTCCCATTGTTCTTCACTAAGTGAAAGCTCAACAAGTTGCATCGCTAACTTATCGGTGACTTTCTGAAATTTCTTCGACGCCTCTTCCGCACCGTCACCGATATTTTTGATATCGTTCGCGGGTTTCTTCAGCTCTTCTAATTTATCTTTGAGGTTCTCCGCTTCTTGCCTTAACTCATCAATACGTGCTTGTGAATGAACCGCTGAATCACCCACATCATCTAGTGCGCCCGGGTCAAGACCAATGAACTGTGAGAAACCCTGACGTTCTTCTGTGGATGCGCCTTCCAATTCACTTTGAGTCAGTTTAAGTTGCTCATTTTTGCGAATAAGCTCGTCTATTTCATCAATTCGAGCCTGTAATGTGATCCTTGCGCTTTCTCGCTGCGCTTCGGTCATGCGTTCAAAATCATCTGCAAGCTCGCTGACCTGCTGCTTTAAGCTCTTTGTCGGTTCAATTGCGTTATCGGCACTCGTTGAATACTCATACAGGGCATAAGCAGCAAGTGAAATAACTCCAACGGGGCCACCAAGCATAGCCATGCCAGCCGAAGCGAAACGGGCAGCGGTACCCACGGCGACTAACCGAGTGGCAGTAATTGTGCTGATATTATTCATTGCAGCATAACGGGCAATAACACGAGCCTGAGCCGCCTGATGAAGAATAAAACCGCGAGTAGCCGCGGTAGTGGCTCCCAGCACCCGCGCGGCGAATACGGCAGCAATCGCTTGGCCGACATCGATGATAGTGTCGCCCTCTTCCTCGATAAATGCGGTAAATTCACCTAGTGCCTCAGTGCCGGCTTCTATTGACGCCTTCATGGCACGGCCTAAACCACCTTCATTGACCGTTTGTAGTGTCTTAATCCATTGGTTATTTAAACGATTTAGCGCCGCTTCAACTTGGTTGGACTGCTCTTCAACAATACCGGCAAACTGGTTTTGCCCTAAACTAATGAGATAGTCTTGGATAGCATCGGCGCTGTTCTTAACCTCTGTCGTGACGCCTTGAAACGAAAACTTGATTGTCTCGCCTTCGTTCTTCGCTTTTATACCGAACTCTTTCAATCGCTCGAACTCAGCTACAGATGCGTCGGCAACAGCTTCGATAAATTGCTCTAAGCTCTTACCCATGGCTTGTGAGGTATTCATGTAAGACAGCAACGCATCTTCTGACGGACGTAAGCCTAGGTTGGATAACCGCGTAAAACCCAGCACCAGTTCATCTATCCGTGTACCGGTTCGGTCAGCCATATCATTGAGATCACCCATTTTGGCTCGCGCTTCCTCAACACCACCGGCCGCAACTCGCATTTGCGCATTCCAGCGGTCCATCATGCGTTGATTGTCCAATAACGCCCGTGCCGAGGTGCCCGCGCTGTATGCCGCTGCAATGACTCCGGTAACCCGCAACGCAGTCGATTTTAAGCGTTGCATTTCTGCTTCGCTTTCTTTGGTCGCCTGTTTTAACTTTTCGTTTTTACCGTCAAAGATAACCGACAGCTTCATGGCCATGATCAGGTCTCCATACGCGCATTTAGCTCTTTAACCGCCGTGCGCATCATAGTTCTGAGGGATTTATATTGTGCTGATGTGTAATCACGTTCGGCCATGTCAGCATCAGCTTTGATGCCAGGCAGATTAACGCCAGTACAAATGCCTTGGGTAAACGTGAACTGATCGCTGACTTCGAGGAACCACAGCACGGTCGGCCAGTTTTCCTCATACACGTAAAAGTCAGCATCCAAGTCTTTGCGGGATCTCAAGAATTCGGCGACATCCTCGTCGGATGCCCCGAATACCTTCATTTCATCAGCGAGTTGCTGGCGCTCTTCACTATCTTCGGCTGGCCCGTGCACCCAATATCGGGCAGCCTCTTCTAGTTTTTTGGTGCAGAAAGCCCGACGTGTAGATCGGTATACGCTCGCATGATGCCGGTGCGCACGAATGAATAAGCGCATAGCTCACTAAGTGCATCCGATGTGAATGGTTTATCACGGCCATCTTCATCGGTAACACCTGACCAGCCGATCATCACTTCACGAATGATCTGAAAGTCATCCTTTTTGCCTTGCACCAACGTTTGATACTGCGACTGTTTCAGGATTTGAAACTTACCAGTAAAGGTAATTTCCCCGTCTGCAGGGTGATGCACAGTGATGGTTGCCTCGGCAGTAATAGGACCCGTCTTCAACTTAAACGCCATAGTTCACCTCTTACTTAGTAACTAACGCAACGTCTTCCAGCACCCGAAACGGCAACGTGTAACACACCTTACCTTCACGGTCTGAATACGTTGGCTTGCCAAGCTGAATCTGTGCGGTAGATAGTTCGATTGTTTTTCCCTCTCCACCGCCGTGGCTGATCGACATCGCTAACGTGGCGTTATCACGGGCAATGGCGAAAGGGTCAAAGTCAGCAAGCTCTGGCGCTTCAATGATGATTTGTCCGTCAGGCTTCCAATCGGTTAAATAGATGCGCTCTTCGACGGTATTCTCGTCATAAGCGATTTCGTTATTTTCACTGTGTTCAAACTCGTACATCTTGTATTCAACATCATCGAGCTTAAATACAGTTTTATCATGACCAACCTTTTCAGGTGTTTGCCATGCTGAAAAGTCTGGCGATGGCAACGCACCACTGACCACGCCACCGTATAAGCCGGTGATCTCAAAACTCATTGTCGGCAGCTCACCAACTTTTAGCGATGTACCCATAGTTCCGCGGGCACCAAGCAGTTTATGAATAGCGCCGTCTTGGAAGAAATAGAACGAGCCATCAGGTTCACTGTTATCAGTTACCCTCGCGTAATCCACCTGCGATGCACCAACCGTTTCTTTGAAGCCTGCAACTTGCATGATAGGTGCGTAAGCCGCAGGCGTGAGCGCTGCACCAGCACCCGTTAGCTCAACGTTGCCGGAGATCTTGACGTGCATACCAACGAGCAGCATCGGTTTATTACCGTTCTTACCGTTATCAAGCTCGCGTTCAAGCTCTTCACCTTCCAGCGGCGTTACCTCAAGGCCAGTTGTCTGAATGGGGAGACCGGGACCATTCGCATCAATTAGGTCGATGCCATAATCTTGGTTGCCATCGTTGACCATCGCCAGCAGTAGCTTTTTTTTAGTTCGACGCATCACGCTCACCCTTATCTGTATCGCTCACATGCTCAATTGCAAAACGTGAGTCTGCTTTTAACTGAGCCAACTGAGCATTACGCAGCTCGCCGGCTTCAAACTTATTCACGCCTTTTTTAAAGTCGATACCGGCGCGTCGACACTTTTCAGATACAGTCACGACAATCATGATTGCCCCTCGTAGATATATTCGACGCTGAACTCGTCAATCCAGAGCACACCGCCTTTGCGAAACTCAAATAACTGCCCTTGTTCAAACACAATCGACTCGTAAGGTTCACCGGGTTCATAACCGGCGATGGCCGAGCGTACAGCACGTTTCATTTCCGCTAAACGTCGGTTAACAGTCGATCCCAGTGCATCGTTGACACTGCGACACGCAATCAACACACCAAAGCGCTCTCGTATTAACTGCGAATAGCGTCCTGTCGTACGCTCGTTCGACTGTGCGCCATCTTCAATCGGCACAACGAAAGCACCGTCAGCACGCACCTGAGTGGCATCAAGAATGGTCGACGCATCGACAGCTTGGTCAATGCGCTTGAATAGCGCTTTACCCGACACCTGAATTTGACCTAGACGGTCTTCAATAGCACTAAGCAAGTCCACTCGGTTCAACTCCATCAATGGTGCTCATGTACTGGTTGAATATCTGCACAATCTTTCGTTCTTGCTGGGCGTGGATGCCAAGAAACGGCCGCGCCGGTAAGTTCATCTTGCGCTTATGAGAGCCAACCGTTTGCGCGACAGGGAACGGCAATTGACGCCCAAATGCTTTGTTAATAATGCGCGTGTGCGTGCGGATGTTAACGGTTTTCCCGGTACCGTCTTGCAGCGGAGGACCATATTCGACGTTGGTGCCGACTTCGGCGCTTTTTGCTGAGAACCGAGCGCGAATACTTTGCTGCAATCGCCCGGTGTCTCGTAGTGGTTGCCCGGCACGCTTTACCGGTTTCCACGGCGTACCATCCGGCGCCTTACCTTGACGAAACCCCATCTGGAAATCAGCACGCAAGCCTTGTCCGACTCGTTTAAAAAACTCGCGACGTTGATCGCTGCCAACTTCATCAAGCGAACGTTTAATGCGCGAAAATTCTTGCTCGTTGAGATTAACCGACATCACCATGTCAGAACCCCTTTAGCGATTCGCGCGTAAAAACACGGTCAGCGGCAGTGCGCTTAACCGCAACTTGGGGGCGAGAGCCGCCCTCTTGCGTTGGTAGTCCTAAATTAACTTCACCTTTAGCTAATCGGCGCAGCCAACTAATAGCGTCTTCGTACCGCTTTCTAACTTCGTCGGACGCACTATCATCCCACAATCGAAAACGAGCAATATCGCAGCAAACAGTAACTAGGAACGCTGGCGTTGATGCTAATGGCAACGAATAAGCAACAGCAATGAACGTGTCCATTTCTGCTGTTGCCTCAGTCAGCGCCGCCTCCAACTTGTCACTATCCAGTGACTCGCCTTCGTCGGCTGTCGGCGCAAGCTGTTCGAGTTCATCGACACCAAAGCGGATTTCCAAATGACCTATTGCTGCGTACGGCATCACGCTTACTCGCCTTTTTCCCGCTCAATAAGCGCGATGATGTCAGCTTTATTGGCATTACTAGGCACATCGATACCAAGCTGTTTAGCGATATCGATTAAATCAGCCTTGTTTTGCTTTGCTAAACCATCATCTGAATCGCTATCGTCATCAGGTTTTTGTTGAGCTAACGCACCCGCGTCAGCCAACTGCTTAGCAATGCGTTCATCAACAGCGATAGGCTCACCGGTTACCTGGTGTTTTTCACCGTTAATGCGTGCCGGATGACTCAATACGACTTCAACGCTTTTATTACTCATGGTTTCTCTCCAATTAGTCAGCTAAAAACAGCGGCGCTTCACAGCACCGCGTTAAAGTAGAAACCCGCCTCTTTCGAGATAACGACTTCTTTTACTGACTCGCCAACTCGTACCCGCACACCACCACGTAAGCCGATGTTTTCATCAGGCTTAGTCCATGCAACACGCTCGCCGTGTTCGGCGGTCATGCCAAAGGTCACATCGTCTTTTAGCGCTGCGATGGGGTTGATATAAAGCAACGATGCGCCACCGGACCATAGACGTTCAATGCTCATATCTTGGCCTTTGTTAGCAGTGTTATAACGAGCAGCACCGATGATGATGTTTTCAAGCTCGAACAACTCGCGAATGAACTCCCACGGCACCATGCCGCTATCACCGTTTGTGCCGTTAAATGCCTTAACCAAACTCAGATTTCGACGCATCGCGGTCGCTTCGGTACGGCCAAGCACTAACGTATTTGGACGCACTAACGGCGTATCCATCGCATCACTGATTTGTTCAATCAGGTTTGATTCAGGCGCATTCCATTTATCAGTACCGGAGAGCGTTTCGCTGTGATTGTAGTTATTCACGTTCATCACCTTGTCGGCGACACGCTTCTCACGACCTAACGCAATCAACTCAGCCAGCTTCATCGCTGCACGGCCTTCGGGGTCAATAGCAGGATTGTTTTTAGCTTCGTCGATGTCAGCATTTGGAATCGGATCTTCCAATCCGAAGTCAACAACTGAATCGGTATGCTCTGTCGCGCCGAATTCGACTTCGTTCGGGCGGCTTTTACGACCAACAAGAGAATCAGGAATGGTGAACGTGTCCTTAGCTCTGAACTCGGTCCACTTAAAGTTGGCAGAACCAACAGGTGTACGCGGCATAACCTGATCGGCAATGAACTGCGCATTCTTAAAGCCTAAAGCGATAGCCGTTAGGCGTTGTTGTGGTACGAATGGTGCTGACATAGTGACCTCTTAATCTTTATCAATTTCAACGCTGATGATGTCACCAGCAGCGTTAGCAGCAGTTAAAGCGCGGCCGATCACACTGTTAGTGGCTTCGCTTGATGTAACAACGCGACCTTGAGCATCAACAGTAAGCCGCGCGCCTTTCGATACCGCGCCGCCAGCTTCAACTTCTTCAATGCCGTTAAAGGTCACATCAATGCGCCCACCTGTTGCAACGGTGGCAGGCTCGGCAGACGTGCCGATGAACGGATCGGTGACGTCGGTTGCCAATTCCACTTCGTTTTCACCTGCCGCTAAAGCAACGACGCGGTGCGGTGGGATCGCCGTGGCGGCGATAAAGTTTTTAATCAAACCTGGGTTCTTCATAGCGTTTACTCCGCGTCTTTACTTACGTGATCAACAGCTTCAGCAATTGAAATAACTCGACCGGCTTTACGTTCTTGCTCTTGGTACTCAACCGCTTTGGTTGATAATGAGCGAGCGGTTACCGGCGTTGGTGGGTCAGTGTCATCGCCTGACTGCTCTTCAAAGTTCAAGACCGCTTTGCCCTCTTCGAATTGCTTCAAAAACTGGTCTTGAGCATCTAAACCTTTTTCATTTTCGCCTTCGCCAAAATCGACGGTTTGGTTCGCTAAACGCTCAGCGAACGCTAGCACTCGGCTTTTATCAGCGGGTTTAATTTTCCCGCCAGCTACAAGCGCATCAACACGGGCAGTTAACTCTGCTCGCTGGCGCTTTTGCTCAGCTTCTTTGAACGACGCAACCGCTTTTTCGAGTTCGCCGTTCTTATCACTTAACTGAGTTTTGTCAGCTTCAAGTGAGGCCACTTTGGCTTTTAGCTCTTCGATTTCTTTCATGTCGACAGTCTCCGGATCTGGTTTGTCGCTTTCGCTAAAATCAGTCACCGGGGTATCGTCATTTTTCATGAACGAGTCCGCTGACTTGTTTAAATCATCGAGTAGGTAGTTAGGGATGGCCTTGTCCGCTTCATCCTTGCTGAATTTGTCGATAATGAACTCACGCAGGTTCTTTAATGCGTCGCCAATGCCCTTTAGCGTCCAGCCGTGTTGCCAGCGGTCTTCAAATTCGACAATCCCCTCTTCGGCTTCCGAAAATTCAACAGGCTTCAAGCCTTTAATGGCTGGCGGGTGTGCACCAAAAAAGCCAACATGGCGCAAATACAGCGTGCCGGGCTTAGGATTATTCGGGGCATCAGGCAAATAGAAGCTAGCGCTGACCTTTTTAAACGCGCCAGCGGAAACCATTTCTTCGAAGTCGGTGTTAATTTGGTGTGGAATAGCATCTAAGCTGCCTTCGCTGAACTCGATGCCGTTAACCCAGCCGTAAGCTGGGCCATTAGATTTCGGATGCCCGATAACAATCGGGGCTTCATGAAGTGCGGGGTCATAAGACTCGGCGGAGCTTTGTAGCAAGTCTTCGCCGAACTCTAACGTCTGGCCGTCAGAGCTGGTATGCGTACCCGTTTTGAAAATGTTGATGCGTTTCATATAGCGCCAATCCTCTATCGTTGACGCTATTTTTCTCCACGCACCTGTTAGGCGCTACCCGTGTTTTTTCCGACGAACAGATGAATTAAGCGAATGTAGGATCAACGCCCTCTGGGTAACGAATCTGGCGCCCATCCGGCATTTCGTGAACAAGCCACTGTACTGGCGGTGGCTCGGATACAGAAAGCCCATAAGCGTCCAAGTCAGCCCAACTTAGCTGAATTACGCCACAGCGGCAATTATATCCATTTGGCGGGTAGTGGGTTTCCCAAAATGGGTGGTCGGCGGGGAGTACTAAACCATCCCACTGCGCATGCTCTGGTCGAGTACGCGAGTCATCAACGGCATCGTACATCAGATAGGGAAAGCTATCTTTGGTTTCTTGGATATTCTGCCACTGACCTTTCGCGTAGGCGCTTTGCAGGTTAGTTCTAAAGATGGTTTCTAAGCGGCTGGCAGTGCCGATACGGGCTTCTATGACATCACCCGATAATGGGTCAATGACATCGCGCTTCCCCCACCAGCCAGCTCTTTGCAGCGCTGGCATTACCTGCTCTGCGAAGTCGTCAAAAGTTTCACCATTGGCGAGAACTTTATCTAGCTCATTCTTGACGAACTCGAGTAAATTGCCGTTCATCAATTTAGCCACGGTGAAAGCCACGTCATGTTCAGCGCTCAGCATTTGATCCCAGCGAAATGAGCGACTAAGCCCTTTCGACAGAAAGAAATCTAACGCTTCTTGCGGCGGTATCTCAAACTGAGCTGCTGCCTCGTAGTAATTAACGACGTGGCTAATACGCATTAACGAGTCCCGTTTTTCATATAGCCTCGCATACGGGCATAAACGTTAGCATTACGAATACGCTCGACTACATCAGGTAACGGGTCTAGCTCTGCCAGTTCATCCAGACGCTTTCTAAATTCGTTTTCATTACCGGCGCTCTGTGCAAACTCAATGATTTTACGCGCCAGCGAACCGATAGCCGCATCGGCATCCTGAGCAAGATACTCGCCAGCATCAACAATATCTCGCTGGTCGCGTCGATGCTGAATGCGCTTTTCAGTTAACGGCGAGACTTCCCCAAATTCCGCTCCCATCGGCTGTATTTGGTTACCCATCGGCAAGCGGCCAAAGCTCATATCGCGCTTACGCCAACCGTCGCCATACGTCGATTTGATGTATTCCTCGGTGGGCTCGTAACCCATTTCGAAGATTTTCTTGTCTCGGTCGGCTACCGTGTTCAGATCTTCTTTTTCCTCAGTCTTACGCCATACCCGTGGCGGATTAGCATTTTCGAAATTTAGAGAAACTAGATAATCAACGACCTGAGTATTGAAGCTCGCACATATCAGATCGGCATCTGATTTTATGAGGTCGGCTTTCACACCACCATGCACTTTCGCTTGGCTGTAGCTGCTGCCGTCGTCAGTCGTCATGGTTTGGCTAAGAATGATTTTTGAAATAGCGCGGTTCATGCCCTCTTCGAGGGCCTTATAATCGGCGGTACCTGAGCGGCTAGCTTCCAATAATTCAACGACAAAGTCTTCGGGTATTAGCACTCCACTATCAGCCTGTACCGCATCCAGCACATCAAGCGCCATTTCTCGTTGTTCGGGATCTTTGATTGCCGCTGGCGAGAGTTTGGCTGTCGCCGTTGGCATCCCGAACTTTTCTAAGTGGATGAGCCAGAACTTAATACAGTTTCGTTTGAAGAACACCGGCCAATAGAGCGCGTGTGCTAGCCCCTCACCATAGGGATTGTCGTCATGCTCTTGACCTACACTAAATACCCAAAACTTCTCACGCGGCATCGCGTGTTGCTGTGCACCTTTTAGCAGTAATAGCTCGTTATTCACGCCAAAACGGAAGCGGCCGCGGTCACGCACCTTAATGCTATCTAAATACCAGAGTCCGTCACGCATCACCGGCATTAATTCCGCGACACTGTAGCCATAGTGATTAGCGTAGAGCATCTTATCGGTAACCTGATCGAAGCCGATATCATCCAGCACTTGTTTGATGTATTCCGCTGCAGCAATGTCCTGAGCGCTTTTACCACCGGGGACAATATCAATCTCCGCCTGAGTAACCGCTGTTCGGCGCTGTTGAAATGTGCTGCGAACCTGATCATCGCGCAATAGCTCTTTATACACGTCAAATTGACCGCCGCCCTTAGTGCGCAAAACGTTATCAGGGTTTTCAATCATAACCTGAATTAATGCACTGGCCAGCGCGCGCCCATGATCAGCTTTCGATAGCTCAGTTTTGATTGGCTTTTTGGTTTTCGCCATCAGGTATAACCTCCAAAGTTATTGCGGCTACGACGTCGCACACTGCCATTGCCCGCGTTATCTGCATCTACTGAGGCTCGACGGCCAGTGCTGGCGCTCACGATGTTAATTGAATGCGAGTGAGCCCAGTCCAAATACTGCGATGTGCTGTCCACCTGGTCATCGTTAGTGCTTAGCGGAAAGCCGAATAGCTCGGACTCGTAATTGATGAGCCATGGCGCAACTTCCGGCAACCACACCCTACCCGCTTCAAATTGCGGACTAACCCGGATAGCCCGTGTCAACTTGCTGCCCTCTGGCTCTATCGCAACCACCGGCATGACAATCTTTTTCGGATAATCCGGTAGTTCCACACCCGCTCTCAATTCTTGAATTAACGACTGCCCCGATGCCTTGTCTTCAATGAGCACCGCATGAGGTCGGTACTGCATGTAGAAATTAGCCAGTACGCGTTTCAACTCAGGGTATTCAACGCGATCACGCCAAACGTTCATCAGAAAGTGGCTGTAACTGCCCCTTAAAATAATACAGCTCA